GCCCATAAAGACCGCTCGTAGGAGGGGGAGCTTGACCGCCTTTGCCGCCATAGCTACTTTGCTGACCGTAACCGCCACGTTGACCAAATCCTCCGCCTTGCTGACCATAGCCACCTTGCTGACCATAGCCACCTTGATTGCCGTACCGTCCGCCAAAGCCGCCTTGAGAACCCATTGATCCTCCTACACCGCCCTTGGAATTACCTCTAGAAGGAAATTGTGAGCCTCCGCCATAGCCTCCGCCATAGCCTCCGCCTTGGCTTCCAAAGCCTCCACCCTGCTGTTGACCGTAACCGCCTTGGTTACCGCCTCCAGTCATTGATCCGCCACCGCCACCTTTGCTCACTGATATTCTCCGTATTTAATCATGTTGGTAACTTCTACAGCCCTGTTTCCAACTTGTTTGCTCCATCGGGAGTCCATAAATTCATCTGCCGCTTGCTCATATTGCTTCTTAGACATTGCATGTAAAGCATTTTTAAATTTTCTAAGAACAGTTTGTCCTAAATTAAACGAAATATCTATTAAAGCATCTTGCCTTACAGTGTCTAACCTAGCGAACCAAGGGTACTCATCCTCAAGCTCTTTTCTTATTCTTAAGATGTCATTACTAAGAAGGTATTCTATTTCTTTGTTATCAAGACCTAATCCCGTTTCAGAGATGTTACGTCCCACGCCAATTGTTTCATACCCACCTGAGCAGACATAAACCTTACTTCTAACGCCCTCATGACGCTTAATCATGTCTAAGAGGCCTGACTCTTCATCTGGAATTCCTGCCATTACTTTTCCCTTGCTACCGAATTCTTTTTTTCGTATGAACGCATGGCTCCCATGCCTAACATACCCATTAGAACAGGCGTTAGCAAAGAGGGGTCAACTGTAGGAACTTCAAACCAGATAGAAAGTATCTGAGATATAATCACGTTATAGGCAAGGCCCACACCGCATGTCCACCCAACAAAAGGTCGCCATCCACCAATAAACAGAGAGCCAGACTGAGCCTCAGCCTTGTTTAACTCAATTTGAGCAATAGCATTTTCAGAGGCCGCTCTCTCACTCATGGTAGCTATCTCATGCGCTAGAGCATTCTTCTGGTCTTTATCTTCTATAAACTTGTCAAGAAGTCCCGTTACTGGGCCGATTAAAGAGGCGACGATACTCATTACAATACCCTATCAAGTAAGGTAGAGCCTAGTATTAACGGGTACATACTCCAAAGCATGAGTTCCGCTTTCTTAAACTTCGCAGAGCCACTGTCTAACTGCTTCTCTATGTTAGCGTACCGGACACTACATTCTTTTTCGTGTCCCTCAAGACGGATTAGGACTTCCTTTGCAGTAGCCACTAGGCTTCTTCAACCTCTTCTTCGACTACCTCAACACTGGCTTTAATAGCGTTAGCATAAGCAGAGATAAGTACCTCCTTTTCGTCTAACAACATCTTTAGTTCACTAGCCTCACTGCGTATTGCATTAATGCGCTTTACTTGTGTTTGCGCAATTTCTGAAAGATCATCTTCGGTATATCTAACGTCATCAATAGTAATCATTTTGTCTCCTCAAGAATTATAGTGTACACATTTAATTTATTATTTTAACGGATTACTAATATAATCCATACCTTTCCATAGGTCATCAATTTCTCGCGTAATAACACTCATTTTTGACTGTAACTCTTGCATTGATTTTGTCATTAATTCGGCTTTAGCAACCGTGGCTTTCATGGTTTCAATATCTTTTTCTAAATCGTCAACATTCTCGTCAATCAAAAGTAGTTTTTCTTGTTGCTCCATAATAGTAATTAGGTTTACGCCTAATGTCGCTAATTTACCTTGGAGCTGTGAAACATCGTTATCTTTTAATTCTTGTTTGATTAGCAAGATACTTGCAGTTAATTCCTGTTCAACTAGTAACATCTGCTCTTCTATAGGGCTGATATTAGGGACTACTACAGCCTCAACCGTTTCTAAACGGCTATACAATGAGCTTGCAGTCCATACGCCACCGCCTAATGTTGTTGCAAGGCTAAGAAGTATTGCAATATATACTCCTTTAAAACTTGTGCCGCCAATGGTTAATTCTGTTTCTGCTAGGCTCATCCTCCTGTTTCCTCACAGTTAAGCTGAGTCATAAAACATTCATACCCTAAATACGTTGGGCCGGTAAGGTATAATTCACTGCTTGCGCCTGCCGTTAAAATGTCTTGGTTAGACATATACAGATTAATATTGAAGGCATCTGAGCCGTTGACATACACGCTAGTAGCAGGGTTTCCAGTATTCCAAGCAAGGCTAACGGCTTGAGTAGATGCGCTATAAGAAAGAGTGTTTGTTTCGATTCGGGTGTTATTGTCCATCGCCCCTTGATCTAAGAAAGCCACAGCGTCAGGGTTTGCGGCAACACCTAAGAAAGCACCTGCGGCATTAGCGTGTCCTTCGATAGAATCTAAGCTAGAATTGTAAATGTCAGCGTCTGCTTGATCTATCGTCAACGCATCAGTGTTGTTCGTGACATATTCCTGCACTGCCGCTTCTTCATCTGGAGTTGACGCTTCAGAAGCTAATTCAGCAACTTCTTGCACTGCAAGCATATCCACCACAACGGCTGTAAAATCATCAATAGCCGCCTCCATCAACTCAAGTTCTGCATCAGCTTGATCTTCCAAATACTCTTGGGCGCTTCCATACGGCAAGTAATTTACCATGCCTGATAAGGCTTGATTGTAAGCGTTGACTTGCTCTGTAGTTATATATGCCGTCCCTGCTAATTGCCCTTCACTAATTCCAGTGCCAGTATGAGAATAACCCATAGCCGCTCCGGTCATTAAAATACCTGTGTTTATTTGATCTACAATAGCGGCACTGCTTGCTATTAAATCGTCAAGCTCACTTGCTTGAGTTACGGAACTGGTCAGAAACAGACTCATCAGAAACATTTTCATTTTCTTGTTTTTCATCATCTGCACCTATATTTAAAATTGCGTTGTACCATTCTTGAGTTTTTGTGTATTTTGGATACGCAGGTCTTTTAGTTATTATGGCATGTGTTGCCATATGAACTTCACCATAATCTGGTATATACAGACTAGGCTGTATCTTCATTAAAAGAAAAGCCCTTTTACCAACTACTAACCTTCCTCCTGATAGTACAGGGCAGGGGGTCGCAGATATGAATAAAGATCGCCAAACCTTTATATCCTCGCACATTCTTGCAATTGCCGCCACCTTCATCCCAAGATCACTTAATAATTTAGCATCTCTCCTGCGGTTACAGTCAACATCAGCTTTATACGACCCTTTAGTAACGCCTATAATTCCTGTTTGAATAGACCCCCCTGACCCTTGGAGACATGTTTCCATACCGTTGCTCATGTAACTAGGAGCGATTGCACTCCCCACTGGCATATCGCTAGATGACCCTGCACCGTTGTATGTATTGGTGATGCTGTCATCTTTACTGTTGTTGTTACTGCTAACAACTGAACCCACGGTATTTGTGTTTAACGAACCATCTTGATTATTGTCTGAGTCCGTATCACCCATTGGCTCTGTTTCTTGTGCTATACATAAAAAAGACAAGGCAAACAATAAGAAACATTTAAAAAATAAACGCATCAGTTACTGTTTCGCTTTCGGCCCTAAAAAAGCCAGTTTTTCCATCAAGGGGTAAATATGCTTTGCTAGAAATGCATCGTCCTTTGGCGTGTCTGTCATGTTACAAATTACAGACGCTACCGATACTAGCGTGGTCGCTAAAACATAAACATCAAATAATAGTTCCATACTTTTCTCCTATGAGGCTGTGTAGCCGTTTCCTGCTGAGATAGCTGAGGTAGTAGCTGTCATTGACTCACTGCCCCAATCGCTCTTAGCTTTCATAAGCTCAAGGTGCTGAGTGTTACGATCAACACAGTCTTGACGGTCTGCGGCAATATCTTCTGCCATTACATTACCTGCGATTACGTCTGTGATAAGACTAATGCTGTCACCCATTGCTGAGTAGTCTAATGCTAGTTCTTCTGCTGTACGGTCTGTCATGGTTATTTATCCTTCTAGGGTTGTGATGCGAGCAAGTGCGGCATCTAGTTGTGTTGAGAGTTCTTGTATTGCTTTGGTTAATACAGGTATTAGTGCGGCCTCTGCAACTTCCTGAGAACCATCGTCCCTACTGTCCCAAAGCGTAAAGCCATCTTTAATGCTACTGTCAGCATCTATAGCCGCTTTAACTTCTTGGGATATAAAGCCGTGGTTGGTTTGGGTGTTCTTGAATACTTCGGTCGAGTCAGCTTCATAGGCGCTGAAGGTTTCTGGGAGTTCACCAAGGGTCTTGTAGTTCCAAGTCCGTGGCCGTAGAGCATTAATAAAGCTAAGACCTGCTGTAGAGTCTACAATGTCTTTTTTGTAGCGTTGGTCAGAAACTGTTGCCCATGTGACGTTGCCGTGTGCGGCTCTAATATCGTCAGCACCAACGCCTATAGTTGTGTATCCTTCTGCGCCTGTTACGTTATAGCCGAAAGTATTTACGCTGTCAGCGTCTGTTGCATTTGTGTCTGTAAAGTTACCAATCATTGTATTTTGACCGCCAGTAACTATAGCTCCCTCGTGATTACCTGCCAAAACACCAATACAAATATTATTATTGCCTGTTGTTACTGCTCCACCTGCATTTACACCGACTGATGTATTTGAACCGCCTGTGGTGTTTGCCTTTAAAGCTACACTTCCGACTGCTGTGTTAGAAGAGGCTGTGGTGTTGACGATTAAAGCACCTTTACCAACGGCTGTATTTGCAATACCAGTGGTGTTTGCACCTAAAGAATCATAACCCACTGCTGTGTTGTTACCTGCTGTAGTAGTTGCATCACCTGCAAGGCCACCGATAAAGGTGTTTTGAACGCCTGTGGTTACTGCAACTCCTGCACGATGACCAACAGCTACGTTAAAAGTATCTGTAGCAGAGGTAAAGTTTTGAGAGCTTAAAGCTTGCGTACCAATAGCAATGCTTTTACTACCCAAAGTGTCATTAGTTAAAGCACTTACACCTATAGCTACGTTAAAATCAGCATCCGTTAAAGCATCTCCTGCTAGACCACCAATGAGTGTGTTTTGAACGCCTGTGGTTACTCTATTACCTGCGTCAGAACCTACTGCTGTGTTGTAAGTATTTGTAGCAGATGTAAAGTTTTGTGTATGTAATGCTCCAGAGCCTATTGCTACAGATTGACTCCCTAAAGTATCTGACGATAATGTGTTGTATCCAAGAACTGTATTAAAGTCTGCGTCTGTAAGCGCATCCCCAGATAAAGCACCTATGATGGTGTTTTTAATGCCTGTGGTTACTGAACCACCTGCCGTATACCCAACAGCCGTATTGAAAGAATTTGTAGCTGAAGTAAAGTTTTGAACAGACAAAGCTGAAATACCTATTGCGGTACTTGTACTACCTAATGTATCTGCTGATAAAGCGTTATAACCAATCGCCACATTAAAATCTGCATCAGTCAGTGCATCAGCGGCAAAAGCACCTATAGCAGTATTTTGTGTACCTGTGGTGTTTGCGGCTAAAGCTACATGACCAACTGCTGTGTTGTTAGAAGCGGTGGTGTTACTATTTAAAGTTGATTGTCCAACTGCAACATTAGCTGTTCCAGTGGTATTAGATTCTAAAGCACCATTACCAAAAGCATGGTTACTAGCCGCTGTGGTATTGGCTGTTAATGCACCTTTACCAACGGCAACATTATTAGACCCCGTTGTATTCGCGTCTAAAGCTAAAGCTCCCACTGCAACATTGCTTGCGCCAGTGGTGTTTACTCCTAAAGCGTTCATACCTACTGCGGTATTGTTTGAAGCTGTAGTGTTTACGGTTAAAGAACCATGTCCAATTGATGTATTATTACTTCCTGTAGTACTTGCCGCTAAACTATAAGAACCTAAACCTACATTTTGAGTTCCTGTAGTGTTTGAACCTAAAGAGGTAAAACCTACTCCTGTATTATTGGTTGCTGTAGTATTAGCATCTAAAGCGAAAGCACCAACTGCGACATTTGAATGACCTGTAGTAGTTGATAATAAAGCGTTCATACCTACTGCGGTATTGTTTGAAGCTGTAGTATTGGCATTTAAAGCAGTCGTACCTATTGCTACATTAGCTACACCAGTTGTATTTGCTGATAAAGATGCAAAACCAACTGCTACGTTATTTGCCGCTGTAGTATTAGCATCTAATGCTAAAGCACCGACTGCTACGTTTTGAGTGCCAGTGGTGTTTGCGACTAAAGCACTTGTACCAACCGCTGTGTTGTCACTTGCAGTTGTATTAGCGTCTAAAGAGTTATAACCTAAAGCGGTGTTCCTAGTACCTGTAGTATTTGCATCTAACGCTAAAGAACCTACCGCAGTATTTTGTGCGCCTGTGGTGTTTGCGGCTAAAGCACTTTTACCAACTGCTGTGTTGTTTGCGGCTGTGGTGTTTGAGCCTAAAGCACCTGTACCAACCGCTGTGTTGTCAGAAGCTGTAGTGTTAGCGTCTAAAGCTAATGAACCTATTGCTATGTTATTAGCACCAGTAGTGTTTGTGAATAAAGCATCTCTACCAACCGCCGTGTTGTTTGAAGCGGTAGTGTTTGAGGCTAATGCTCTTGAACCATGCGCGGCATTACCAGCACCTGTTGTGTTAGCTTGTAAAGCACCCTTACCCGAAGCCGAATTGTCTGCACCTGTACTGTTTGTGAATAAAGCTAATCTTCCTATTGCTGTGTTATTATTACCTGTAGTGTTCGCTTGTAGCGCTCCACGCCCAAATCCAGAATTAGCACCTCCACTTATATTCGATCTTAAGGAATCAGTCCCCACTGCTGTATTGTCATTGCCTGAAGTGTTACCCCTTAAAGCTCTGTTTCCTATCCCTACTAAATTTGTGCCTGTTGTGGTTGCGGTTAGAGCACTTCTCCCTATTGCTGTGTTGCCCTCGCCTGTAGTCATAGCTTTTAATGTTTCAAAACCAATAGCAACATTACCGTCACCAGTAGTAATCGCAGTACCTGCTTCATCACCTATGAGGACATTAAAGTTACCACCGCTTACAATGCTGTTACCTGCGTTGACACCAAAGCGGAAGTTAGAGGTTCCTGCTGAAGCCGTGATAACATCTGCGCCACTAGCAAAGGTTACGTCTGCCGCAAAGTTTACAGCACCGTCTACGTCCAAGACATCAAGGTTAGTTACACCGTCTACGTCTAGATCGCCAACAACAGTTAAATCATCGCCAACAACAAGATCGTCAACTTTGGTAACTCCCGCTAGGTTTAAATCTGTTAACAAGTCATAAACAACTTCTCCTGCAAGAATTGCTACGTTAGCTCCACTACCCTGCGTAAATGTAAGAGTTGCGGAAGTAGCATTTTCCATGATGTACATTTTGGAAGAAGTATTTGGCAATAAACTTATAGTACAAGCTTGTCCACCACCTGTAAGCTTAAGGTACATAGACCGATCTACATCTAAAGAACCATCACCTTGAGTAATGTTGTCAGTAGATGCGTTTGCTATAGCTCTTGTTCCATACCCAAAAGCCTGACCAATCATTTCAAGGTTTGTATTGGTTTCTGTTCCCCAAGTACCTGCGGAGTCACC